CGTCCCAATCCACCATCTCTTGAGCCAGAGTATGAAGTGTGTGTTTCCGTTTCCATTGAAGATGGCTCTGTGCTTTGATGGAAATGCCCAACAACATATCAACTTCAGAAGGACGGAAGAATTCTTCAGATGTTTGTACAATAAGATGACCTGTCTTATTATCCTGTACACTGAAATCTTTTCCGAAACCGTTAAAGGATACGTCCCATTTCATCTTTTCCAAAACAAGTTGCAGGAAATTTCTTACTCTGGTTGTTAATCCTGTTGCTATAACAAAATCATCTGCCTTGTCCTGTTGAAGCATTAACCACATGGCGTCAACGTAATCTTCAGCATGCCCCCAATCTCTTTCCGCTTCAACGTTTCCCAACTTGAGAACATGTTTTTGCTGGTCGTATTTCTTTTCTCTTAACAACCTGGAAATAACGGCCAGGTTCTTGGTTATTTTACGGGTAACAAATTCTTCTCCGCGCAACGGACTTTCATGGTTGAACAGAATGCCGCACGAAATAAACATATCGTAAGCTTCCCGATAGTTGATGCAAGTATGATGAGCAAATGCCTTGGCCGTCCCATAAGGACTGCGTGGATGAAAGCGTGTCATTTCTGTTTGTGGTGTCTCCCGAACTTTACCAAACATTTCCGAACTGGATGCCTGATAAATTCTCGGTTTATAAGAAGAGTCACTTAACATAACGTGACGTATAGCTTCCAGTAAATTCAGTATACCTACAGCAATAACGTTTGTTGTATAGATAGGTATTTCAAAACTCGACTGTACAAAACTCATGGCTCCCAAATTATATATCTCGTCAGGTTTTATTTTTTCTACTATCCTCCACAGACTTTCGTACTCTGTTAAATCTCCATCGTGAATAATAATATTTTTATCCATGTTTAATTTTTTAAGACGCCAAAGGTTAGGTGCACTGTTGCGACGAACCAATCCGTGCACCTCATAGTTTAGTGTTTTAAAGAGCAATCGGGACAGATAAGCACCGTCTTGCCCTGTAATGCCCGTGATTAAAGCTTTTTTCATGTTGTGACCCTTAAATTTAGATAAATCGCTGAGAAAGGACGTAGAGAGCCGTACAGAAGAATTGATACGATTCTGGTAGGGTGGATAGGAAAAGGTACGAGATGACACCTCAGTGACGCTATACGAGCTTGTTTTTGTCAGTCACACTTGCAAGATAGCTTAACCATCTCACTTTGTATCTCATTTACTCTTAGTTTAAGAACATCTACGGCTGTATGAAGATGACCCGTATCATGCTCTTCAAACCTGTCTTCAAGGATATTTATCTCCCTGAAAAGGAAGTTCATGTGGTTGATCATGCTCTGCATGTTTTCTGTATTCAGTTCAGTTGTTTCCATAATGATTATCTTTATTATTCCATAAAGGTTGAAGTACTTCCCCATCCTGTTGGTGTCTCTTCAAGTTTACCAACAGGAAGAACATATATTTCTGTGTCAACAGAATCAGGACCGTCAGGCCAGATTGATGCGTTAAAGAACGAAGAAGAAAAAGATGTTAAAATACCATACCCTCCCTGTTTTCTCAAAAACCTGTACCATTTCCAGTAACCACGTTTATACACCGCAATTTCTACCCTGTCAAAGAATTAACCATATGATGCCTAAGAGGACGATAATATCTGCACAGATAGACCAGACAATGTAAGTTCTTAACATCCACTTACTCACATCCTGCCTAAACTCCACAGCTTCCACCATGTCCTGTTATACAACAAATATCATGTGCTTCAACACTCTCTTCAAATTCTTCCCCCAGTTTTTCAGAAGCTTCTTTGTATGATACACGAGTAAGAGGCTGACCGCCGCGACACCCATCAGGGTAAACAGTAAAACCTCGCAAACGAGAAGCATAAGAAGCAAGAACGTCAGTAAAATCATCCACCATATCTTCATTGTTTAGTTTACTTCCCCATTGCGGTAAATTTATTGTAGAAGAAATAGACATGTCCACATAGTCCTGAACGTCTGCCTGAAACGTTATTCTTCTTTTATAGTTTTCGGAAAGATCAAGAGCAGATTCAATCTTGTCAGGAGAAATGCCATATAGATCTATAATTTCCTGTGCCGCACTATCTATAACGTATTGGTAGTGCCAACGATTCTGCCCTTTCAGAAACCGTCGCTTGTAGGCTACAGCAAAGATAGGTTCAATACCTGTACTGGTTCCACCTAGTATACCTATGGAACCTGTAGGGGCGATAGCACGATTAGCAACAGGTCTGGAAATTTCCAACGTGTCTGAAAAGGAAGAACTGGTCTTGTCGGATACGCCTTTGTAGACAGAAAGCCACTTGTGCAGTTCAGTTGAAACTTCATATTTGTATTTACGTTTAATCAACCATTCATGCATACCCATTAAACCTAAACCCAATCGTCGATTCTTGTCTCTTACCTTGTAAACTTTATCGTAAGGAAGTTGTGCTTTCAGTGTACCGCAGAGAAGAAACTTTGTAGCCAGTTCAATTATCTGAGAAAACTCCCTAATATTATCGACACGACCCAGATTAACGCTGCCAAGATTACATACGTCACTGTCGTCTTCGGAGGAGACTTCTGTACAAGCATTCCGTAGCGTTTCTTCTTCCTTGTCAAAAAAGTTAAACGAGAAGCCTGGTTCTCCCGTACTAAGTGCTTGTTGTACATTGGTTTTAAATACATCTCCTGTATCTCTGTTATCCATATAATTAAGAATCCAATCTGTATCATAATTAACGGATATGTTGGTCATGTCTAACGGACAGGAAAAATTAAAGTCCTGTTCCTTTATTTGACCGTAACTGTATTCAGTATCTCCTACTGTCATTTCATACCAGTTCTTAGCGGTTAGAAATTTTTCTACATCACGATGTTGCCAGTTCAAACTTGCATAAATAGCGGATCGACGACTTCCTCCCTGCATAACCCGTCTACCTATTTCGTTAATCATTAACATCTTGGGAATAGGACCAGAGGCTAATCCACCTGTTCCTCTCAGAACCTCTCCTTCGGGACGATAGATAGAATAATCAACACCTATTCCCCCGCCTGTCATCAAACAGGATTCAGATTTCCACGACAGGTTTGCCCAATCTTCCCGTGTATCTTCTTCGGCCTTTAGCAGAAAACAATTGTTAAAGAATTTATTAGATCGTCCGGCGTAATAAAGATAACGTCCACCGGGAATAAATTTTAAATCAGTAATAATATTGATAAGCTCATCGACTTCATCAGAAGTAAGATGTGTATCACACACATCGTGAACCAGTGTACGGGCCAGATCAGACCAAGTTTCACAACCTGTATGCTGGTATTTAAGTTTAAAAATATCTTCGCTGAATTTAGAGCGAAACATAGGATTCTCATTGCTTCTAAACGTCGGCATGATGTTTAGCTTTCTCCTATTTTAAATAGGAAAATATATTATATGATCAGGGACTGAGACGAGGAACTTTAAATTTTAGATTACTTCGTATGACCCAAACGTAATTATCGGGACTGACTTCTTCTCTTAAAACAAGTGCTTTTACAGAAGGATGCCCCTGCTTGTGATAATATTCTTCTATCTTACGTGCGAGTCTGAGAGAGTCGTTTCGACTAGAGAGATAATCAATCGGAAGAATATTATTTACCATGGTATAGCTATCCTATCAATTATCACCACTATCCACAAACGTATCGTCTATCGTCTTAAAATAATTAGATAAATATGTCTCATCAATTTTACCACATTCCTCCATTAATTTACACAAGTACCAATGAGCCTTTCCCAGATCTTCCATCGGCTTGTTTTTATAAGCGTACCGCCAAAGATATTTCTCAACGTTTCCCTTTAAATACCCTAAAAATTCTATCTGGGTCATGCTGGCTTCAATCGCCGCAATTGCTTCAATATCGTTACGATTATAATGAGGTGGTTTAGCTACTTCGTTCTTCATCATAATATCTTTTCGAATAGCTTGCCATCCTGGCGAATCGTTAGGTATGTTGGCAAAAACATTTGGCTGGCTCATTGTTGATTACTCCTTTGCACTGTTAAGCAGAACGTTTATACGTCTGTGAACAAACTTTAAATCTTTGCTCAAGACTCGATTAAAAAATTTTCTACCGTAGTCGGGAGCAATTCCCGCCAATTCACAGATAGGCTCATATGTAGAGGCAGTAACACAGGAAGGTAGAGTAAACCATTTAAGAGCAGACTGTCTAGCTTTTTCTGAGGAAACTGGTTCTTCTTCTGTTTTAGGTTTGGTTGCGTCTAATAACGCCTGTAGAAATACAGAAATAAAAAGAAGTTTTTCGGGAACAGCTGTTTTATTTGTTTGAACTGAGGAAAGCCACAAAAAATCGTTATGTTTTTCTTTATTGAATATATGTTGAAGATCATCTTCATAATAATTTAGAAGTTCTTTTAAATCTTCATAACTAAATTCTCTATGATCTGTCTTGTCCGTTAGTTTTTTGCTGTCTTCTTTTTTTTCTTCTTCCACTTTCCTTGATCCATGCTTTCGGTATTATTTTGTCGGCCCATTTAAAAGAATTCTTGTCGCACCATTGAGATACTGTTGTTTTTGCTTTGGGAGCAATAGCAAGGTTAAGATTCTGAAAGACAAAACGTATATCTAAATCAGGGTATTGATCCTGTATCAGTAAATGTTTCTTCCTATCGTCACTAAAAAATCTTCCTTTTAATTCTATTATTATACCATTAGGAAGAACAAGATCAGGAAGGTAATGTCGTTCAATAGAAGGAACGATAAAATTTATTTTAAACGGCTCATATAAAAAGTCAACGTGCCGTTTAGTCAGGTCATCACATACAGTGGATTCAAATTTGGATCTAAATAAAAACTTCTTCAACTCTAGGTTGTTTTTTAACGTCTGTAAAGAATCGAATACCGTTTGCGTATTGAAAGGTACGAAGTCCTTTTCCGTAATTACTCTCATTCCAACATTCCTTTTTAAATTTGCAGTACACACACCCTATGGACAGTTTATAGTTACCTGACTTGCCTTCTTCAACAGGAAGATAGCATTTTTCTGGAGGTGTAGCTTGTTGTATAGCTCCTTTTAAATACGTTATTCTATCCTTTGCATTTATCATTTCCATTTGATGCAAAGGCATAAGAGTAATTTCTCCACTCTGTTTATCAATGGCTATAAAGGCGGCTTCCTTTTCTCCAGCGGCTTGTGCATACGAAGAGAGTTGAGCTATGTAACCAAAAGGATCATCTTCAAGAAGAGAATGATCTTTGAATTTTTTAAAACTTCTACCGGAGGCTGATTTAAAATCTACAATAACGTCATCAACTCTGGCATCCTGATGACCCACGACGCCTTCCAGTTCGTATTCCTTTTGCTGTTCTGTGACAACATGTCCAGCTGTACGGCAAATAAGAACCATAAGTTCTTCGAGAATAGAGCCGTATAAAAATTTTAACAGGAGAGAATAGGAAAGTGGTTCAGTTGTTTTCGGATCTTGTCTGGTTTCATACCACAATTGCCTAGAAGGTTTTCCTATATTGGACATGCGAAGAGAATAATCATGTCCACCTTTTTCCCGATTACGGATAAAGGTAGAAACAATAGCTTCAGAAACATTTTTACTGAATGTTTTCAGAGCTTCGTCTGTAGGAACGGCTTTGGATTTTGGAGAAAATACTTTTTCTATATCTTCTATAAGAGTATTAATGGTTGGTTTTTTATTTTGGGCTGGCATTATGTTTAAGTTTCTGTAACAGAATTTAAAGCTTCACATAAATCCTTTACCATAGAAGGAGTAATATCTTTATGATTGCCTACGTATATACAGTTATCGTGAACGATTTTTGCATTGTCGTCAAATTGAAACTGACTAATAGGTTTCATAAAAGGATGTGCAAAAAGATTACCAGATATAAGAGGACGGTATTCAATATTCATTTCCTTTAATTTCTCTTTTACAGCTGGCATGTTATTATTTTTGGTGAAGATAGGTAAAGCGTAGTTACTACAGCCTTCCATTATGAAATAAGTTTTATATAAATCTGGTTTTAAATTCTCAATAAAAGTTCGAAAGTTTTCGTTTCTATGTTCTATAGCTGCATCTAAATGAGGTAACTGTAACAGTCCCAATTTGGCATGCAGTTCAGTATTTCTTACGTTGAAACCATCTCGTAAAAAAGTAAAGGAAGGATCAACGTTTGCCACTGTTCTTTTAGTGCGTTCACGTTCAGGCAACTCGCGGAGTAAGCCATGAGAACGCAACAGTAAAAGATTATGGTAAAGTTTTTTATCGTCAGTACAGATCATTCCCCCTTCAATCGTTGTCATATGATGACCGTAATAAAAAGAAAAGGAAGAGGCTATACCATACGTACCGCCCTTTTTCTCTCTGAAGGTGACGCCGTGAGACTCACAGCAATCTTCTACAATTGTTACGTTATATTTAGAGCATAAATCAAGAAGATCGTTGGAAAGAGCGCAGAAACCTAGAATGTGGGTAAGCAATAGAAACTTAGGTTTCTCATGTTTAAAGAGATGTTCCAAGTTTTTCAGATCAGGACCAAAATTATTTAAATTAATATCACATAGTTGAAGATGGCCGAATTGCATAATGGGGGATACAGCTGTAGACCATGTACAGGCTTGAGATACCCATGTCGGTCTATCGTCTCCTGATAAGGCACGTACAATCAGAAGGTCAGCAGAGGAGCCAGAGTTTACAAAGACTGAGTAACGGCAACCAAGCCACTTAGACCAAGCGTCTTCAAAGTCACGTACCATTTCTCCTTGCGTAAATTTATTGGAATTACGTATAAAAAAAGCCATAACGTCACGTTCAATTTCCGTTATGGCATCGTCAGTCATTAACCGCCAATTCATTTTTATCCTAACCTTTTATAAAAAAAAGTGCCAGTAGGCAGGGAAAGGAGCGAACCTACCTACTGGCTGTGATGGTGACACGTATTATTATTATTCGAAGGGAGGTGCGTCACCAACGGCATCGTAACCACCAGATATAGGCTGGAAGTCACCACTGGTATCAGAACCTTCGGGCCTGTCAAATTTTACAAGTTCAACAACCTGTATACCTTGAAGGTCAAAGCCTTTTTTACCAGCCGCAGGACCGTTCTTATAATCAAACGTCGTGAACGAAGCGTTTACTTTGGAACCGTTACCAATAAGCGTTCCAGACATGTCCTGCATCTTGGCATCAACAAGGTTTGGTTTCTGATTTGGTTGACCGTTATAACGTTTAGATGGTCGTTTGATAGTGACGAAATCACCACGGTCGTCACCTTTGTTTTTCAGGATCATACGAAAATCCTGTGCAATCTTTTTATTTTCATCGTCAAGATTACCGATGTCGATTGACCATTGAAGTTTGGTCGGATCAAAATTATTTTGGGGCGTTTCAAGTTTTGCCCAGTAAGAAGTACCACTAATTATAGCCATGAGTTATTTCCTTTTCGTCCGTTTCGTTTTTACGTTACCGCTATTTAAATACTTGGTAAATTCCACAAAGTCAAGCGGTAGTGCACTTTGTGGTAAATTGTAACACAAGTTACCTGTCTTAAATTTACGATAGTTTTCCTGTATTACAAAATCCTTTTTAGTGATAGCCCCTGCAAACCTGAAGCCATCAGAAAATGTACCTGTTAAAAGTACATACAAATCAATATCAAATTCTTTCTGTGATTTAAGTAAAAGTAAATGAGCTGTATTCCATCTACTTGTTTTAACTTCTATTTTCTTAGTGTTAACCACATAGTCGGCCTTTTTTTCAGGACCGTCGGTATAAAGATTAGGGTACAGACCCATCATTTTAGCAAACGCAATTTCTCCAGCTGCACCATCTACATCAATCTCCTGTTTTGACTGACGTTTACTTTTCTTTATAAGATTTGAAACATTTGGACCAAGCCGTTCTGCATTAACTTCACTTCGTTTATTACCAATAAACTTGGCAAGATCCTGTTCTAATTTTGTGAGAGGTAAAACCTCTAATGAGTAGTTGACCATGTTAATCCTATCTTTGCTTCACTATCTAAGGGACATTTCATTTTAAGTATATCTTCTGTTTTCTTCATAGCTTCTCTTGTAAGATCTGAGAACTGGTTAGCTTGAGAAGAAAGAACTTCAAACTGTACTTCATCATGTATATTAGCCACAGGACGTGCCGTCAACCGATGTTCAAAAACGAGCTTGCATATTTCTATCAGCCATTGTTTACAGATGATAGCTCCCGCTCCCTGTAATAACGTGTTAAGAGCGGCATGGACATGTCTAATCATCAGGAACCTACCATCCAATGCACGTACCCGTCCTGATCCAGCCTCGTTAGTTACTCGCTCCCTTAACTGTGCCAGCTTGGGCATATTACTTAAAAAGGTATCTATCAGTTTCTGTCCCTCTTCCTGATCGCCTTCTATAATGGCTCCTATCTTTGCCGCCCCTGCTCCATATAAAAAAGCATAAATAAAAGTCTTGGCGTTATCTCTTGTTGGTAAACCAGCGGCCTTCTGATTAGCTGTATGAATATCTCCATCCACAACTTCTTTAGTAAATTCTTTATCGTTCATGTAATGAGCCAGACAACGTAACTCTAATCCTGATGCATCTGCCCCTACTAAGACAAACCTTTTTGGATCTTCTACAGTCCAGCAGTCCCTGCATTCTTTACCGTAAGGAGAATAAGAAGCAGGAACCTGTGCCATGTTCGGATTATTATGTGTCATTCTTCCTGTTATAGTTCCGATTGTTTTAACATTTCCATGTACTCGTCCTGTATCCGAATGAACAGATTCAAGCCATGAATTAACTTGAGCTAACCGTTTATTTAATAAGAATAATTCTTGAAATCTAGGAGCAATAGGAAGAGGGCAACTTTCCAGAGTTTTCTCATTTATAACAGGACGTTGGGTCTTATCTGTCTTTTGTTCAGGTATCCACCCAAGTAGTTCAAGTCTCTCTCCTATTTGTTTACGACTGTTAGGATTGAAAGGTATATACTTTGTTTTTGTTTTTAATTTAACTTCAACTGGGTCAAATTCGTTGACCAATTCAGTTTCAATAGTTGATGCGTTTTGTTGTAGACAGGCTGACAGTTCCATCGCTTTTTTACTATTCAGATAAAAACCGTTATAACATTGTGTATTAATTAAAGAAGCCACAGCAAATTCCAGATCAATACAAGTTTTTGAAAAACCGTTCAGTTCTATTTTTAAATGTTCATATAATTTATGAGTAATGTCCACATCTCGTTTACAATAGGTAATCATTTCATCAGAAAGATGCGACCAATCATCATAATCTATTTTAGGATAGTTAAAAATAGTTCCCCAGTTAGCTAATGAATTACCACCTTCTCTTACAGTATTAGCCAGACGAGCCAATACAAGTGTATCTGTTATTTTATTATGAGGAATCGTAACATTTAACAAGCGTTTAATAATAGGAACATCAAAAGCAAAACCGTTATGCATAATACAACGACTTACCTTTGTCATAAACTCTCGAACTTCATGGGCCATTGTCTGCCTATCTTTAAATACAAAGATTTCATTTGTATCTATATCTTTAGCGACAATGACCCATATAGTTTTAGCGTTAAGGCCATCCGTTTCTATATCTAAAACAACACGTTTCATTAGTTAGTCTTCCTTTTAAGCCGCTGTAATGAATTAAATGTACCGCCTACTGTTTCCCGTATTATATCTTTGGTATCCAATTCGGCCCAGTAAATTTCCAAAGCTTCTGTTACTTCCTGTGCAACAAATTGATGTGACTCACCAGCAGGAACAATAGACATCTCACCTTTATGCAAGATAGTTTTATCTATCAAGTCATAGCTTTTCCACCGTCGAATCATCAGTTCTCCTTTAATAACGTAAAAAGCGTTGATTTTGCTTTGGTGGGAATGTCGGGAACAGCAACCATTTTTATGAACGTTAATTAAATGAACTTCTATAACGCTGGATTGAATAAGAGGGCGTGTTGTTCCCCATACTTTTCCCTCAATGATACTCATCTCTGTAACTCTCTCTTAGAATTAGCAACATCTGTAATGACCCATCGTCTGGGAAAATAAGCGCAAAGTTTAGCTACTCTTAAATCCATCAGACCTAAATCAACATCGCTGATTAGTTCCCATTTTACCCATTTACCGTCACCTTTACGACGGGAATACTCGTACTGATTTTGACGAGGTTTTTTTACCGCAGTTTCTTTTTTATCTGGCATCAGCTTTTTCCTTATAACGTAAGATTAAAGATTCGATTGGAGCTTTAGCAATATCAGGTAACTGTAACCACTCCTGATAAATCTGTTCCTGTGTTTTTCTATCTTTAAACCAAGCAGGAACAGGACGGCTGTGAGAACTAAAATAAAGTTCCATCCAGTTTACAAATTGTTTATGTTGTTTACTCATAATAAACGTTCTCCATTCTTTTTTGTAATGTCTGAATAACTTGAGCATCGTGCACATCAACCATTAGTTCTTCCCATTTAACTAGGATTTTATCTCTTCGTTGTTGTGCTGTTTGTAGATTTTTTGTCTTGAGAGAAATCTTGGTTTTTAAATTGGTATGAGGTTGTCGTCTATAAAAATACCAATATCCTTCTCTATTTTTTAAATATTTTTTGTCTGTTATAAACTCTTTTGTTTTAATATTATAATCACGAAAGGATAATTGATCTTCATTACCTATTCGATC